TGCGGCCAATATCCCCCCGACCACCGAAAACCCGGAGAGCTGATGAGAAAAATCGCTGTAATGCTGATGGTGTCGGCGTCAATTCTGGCGGGTTGCAAGACCGGTCAGGATTTGGTGTTGCCCAATCAGTCCTTGCCGGCTATTGGGTGCAGTGACTGTCGCTGACGCGTTCTCCTCAGGGAATCGGGTGGCGTCGTTGACGGCGTTACGTGACTATTTGGCCGGCTTGGTCGACGACTTTGATGGGGCGCCGAAAGATATTGCCCCGATCACGAAGCAGCTCGCTGATGTCGTTCGTGAGCTGGACGTGTTGGCCCCGGTTCAGCAGCGGAAAGGGACTGCGTTAGATGAACTTGCCGCTCGGCGTGCAGACGCCGCGGGTTCACGTCGCGCCTAAAGGCCGGTTTCGTGGGGACGGCGAAGACGCCGCCTTTCTTTCGTCGTCTTACGGGTTGGCCCCGGATCTGTGGCAAGCCCAAGTCCTTGAGGATTGGATGGCCCGCGTCGGCCGTCAAGGGAAATGGTCGTCGCTTTCCTGCGCGCTCGCCGTTCCGAGGCAGAACGGAAAAAACGCCATCCTTGAGATGCGCGAACTGTTCGGCATGATTCAACTCGGCGAAAAGTTTTTGCACACCGCCCACGAAGTGAAAACGGCCCGCAAAGCGTTCATCCGGTTGGCGTCGTTCTTTGAGAACACCCGCAAATGGCCGGAGCTGGCCGAACTGGTCAAAGACATTCGGCGCACGAACGGCCAAGAAGCCATCGTGCTGACCAACGGCGGGTCGGTTGAATTCGTGGCCCGGTCGAAAGGCTCGGGTCGTGGTTTCACCGTCGATGTTCTGGTGTGCGATGAGGCCCAGGAGCTGTCCGACGACGCGTTGGAAGCGTTGATGCCGACAACCTCGGCGGCGCCGCTGGGTAATCCGCAATGGATCTTTACTGGCACCCCGCCGGGGCCGACAGCGAACGGGGAAGTGTTTACCCGCATCCGCGACGACGCCCTATCGGGGAAATCGTCACGGTTGGCGTGGCATGAATGGTCGTGTACGGGTGCTGCCGATTTGGATGATCCAACGTCGGCTGCATCGGCGAATCCCGCTCTGGGTGGCCGGTTGCAATGGGATGTGGTCCAGGGCGAACGCTCTAGGTTCTCCGATGAAGGGTTCGCCCGGGAACGTTTGGGCATGTGGGATTCGGCTGGCTCACAGCGCGTCATTTCTGCGGACTCGTGGAAAGTTGTTGCCGACGCAAACTTGAAGGACCGCGGCGACGACGTGGCCATTGCGTTTGATGTGTCCCCGGACCGGTCGACGGCCACGATTGCGTCGGCGGCCTGGACCACCGAAGGGTTGCCTTATGTGGATGTGGTGGAGTCGCGCCGCGGGGAACCGGATTGGGGTGTCCAACGGTTCGTTGACATGTGCGAACGCCATGAAGTTCGGGCAGTCGTTGTGGATGGGGCCTCGGCGGCATTTTCTCTGGCCGATCCTTTACGTCAGCGGGGATTAACGGTCACTGTTACTAGTGCCCGCCAGATGGCTGCGGCGTTCGGAAACTTTTACGACACCGTCATGGATGGCGGGATGCGTCATTTAGATCAGCCGCTGCTCAATTCTGCGTTGGCGGCGGCCCGTAAACGTAAGATCGGCGACTCGGGATTCGGGTGGTCGCGTAAGGATTCGGAGTCCGATATCACCCCGGTGACGGCGGCGACGTTGGCGTTATGGGGCTTGACTTCCGGTGAGGTTGCCGACAAGCCGAAAGTTAGGACAGGTAAAGCGTGTTTCATCTAGAGGAGGAGGGTTGCGGTGCTTGATGAGCAGCAGATTCGCGCCCTCGTTTCGGATATGTGGTTGTTGCGGCAGCGTGAAATTGCTGTCTTAGACAACATTTACGACTACATGCAGGGCCGCCGCGGTTTCCCGAACACTCCCGATAGTTGTGAAAAGGAAATTGAGAACCTTGCACGGCTGTCGATGAAAAATGTGTTGCCGCTCGTGCGGGATGCGTTTGTGCAGAACTTGTGTGTTGTCGGGTATCGCTCTGCGTTGGCGAAGGAGAATGCTCCAGCTTGGAGGATGTGGCAGTCGAACCGGATGGATGCCCGCCAGGTTGAGGTCTATAGGCCGGCGATCACCTATGGGGCTTCGTATGTTGTGGTGACCCGCGATGAGGATTCTGATGAGCGGGATGTTCGGTGGCGGCCACGCTCTCCCCGGCAACTGTTGGCCGTGTATGAAGATCCTCAAATGGATGAGTGGCCGCAGTACGCCTTTGAGATGTGGGTCGATAACTGCGATGCGAAAGCTCGCCGTAAAGCTCTCATTTACGACGACGAGTATTTGTATCCAATGGATTTGGGTGAGGTTCCTGCTTCGGCGGTGTCGATTGACCCGAACAGCATTGATTTTGCCCGCACGTTGGGGTCGATGTCGTTGGGGGAGCCCATTGCTCACGGCGCATCGGTGTGTCCGGTGGTCAGGTTTGTGAATGCCCGGGATGCCGACGACACGATCGTGGGGGAGATTGAGCCCCTGCTGGTGTTGCAGCGGGCACTAAATTCAGTCAATTTTGATTCGATGATCGTGTCCAGGTTTGGCGCTTTCCCGCAAAAGGTGATTACCGGCTGGTCTGGGACTTCCTCAGAGGTGTTAGCAGCCTCGGCGCGGAGGGTGTGGGCGTTCGAGGACCCGGATGTGAAAACGTCGTCGTATCCGGCCGCCGACCTCGGTCAGTACGACGCGAAACTGACCGAAATGTTGGAGTTCATTGCCACGGTGGCCCAGGTGTCGCCGGCCAAACTAAATCCGAAACTGTCACATGTGTCGGCCGATGCCCTGGCTGCGGCCGAGGCGAATGAGCAGCGTAAGACCGAGTCAAAGCGCGACACGTTCGGCGAGTCGTGGGAGCAGTGTTTCCGGCTTGCCGCCGAAATCAGTGGAGATTCGTCTACCGCTGGTGATGAATCGTCTGAAGTGATTTGGCGGGACACAGAGGCCCGGTCTTTTGCCGCGGTCGTGGATGGTATCCAAAAGTTGGCAGCCTCCGGTATCCCCATTGAAGAGCTGGTCGACATGATTCCTGGTGCTACACAGCAGAAAATTCAGTCCATCAAGGAATCCTTGCACCGCAGCCAAGCCAACGGGTTAGTCCGGCCTTTGCAGGCACCTAATCTTGGGACGATGCCGAATCCGCCTACTGAGGTTGGCAAGCCGATGATTGACAATGCGGTCACCAAGTGAAGTCGTCGACTTTCACCGTCTGATCGCTAACTAAATGCGCTGCCCCTAAAAAGCTTTCCCCCTGTTGGGGATAGACGCCCCGCCCAAGCGGTCAATTGGGCTGAACCACTAACCCCGAAAGGGTGATTTCCGCATGAGCGAGATTGACGAAAACACTGCCGCTACCAATGAGGACGGCAGCGATTTCCAACCCATCACATCCCAAGAGGCGCTGGACAAAATCATTGGGCAGCGCATCGACGGTGTGAAGAAGAAATACGCGGGATTCGACGAACTGAAAGCGAAAGCCATCAAGTTCGACGAGTTCCAGGAAGCGTCGAAGTCAGAGCTGGAAAGGGTGTCCGAGAGGGCGCAGCAGCTTGAGGCTGAACTCGCTTCGGAACGTGAACGCGCCGGTAAAGCCTCTGTGGCCGCGGCGAAGGGCGTTCCAGTCTCGGCGTTGTCCGGTTCAACTCCCGAAGAATGGGAGCAGGCGGCCGACGCGCTGCTGGAATGGCGTGCTGCACAGGTGCAGGACAAACCCGCCAAACCTGTACGAGGTTTGAAGTCCGGTGCAACAAGTGCCGACCAAACGCTCGACCCCAAAGAACGTGCGGCTGCGGCAATCCGCGCCATGCGGTCCCAAATATAAAAACCCCCAAAGAGTCGAAACACTCTGCGGGCTATCCGAAAGGAAATAGAACGAAATGGTTGATATCAACCGGTCAGATGTCTCGACCCTCATCGAGGACGCGTATTCGCAAGTCCTCCTGCAAGCGGCCGCGGCGGGCTCTCAGGCCCTCCAGGCTTTCCCCACGGTGAACTTGGGTACCAAGACCACCAACATGCCGATGCTGGCAGCCCTGCCCCAGGCCGGGTGGGTCACCGAACAGGCCGAGGATTCCTCGGGCACCAAGCCCACCAGTGAGGTCCGCTGGAAGAACACCACGATGGTCGTCGAAGAGATCGCCGTCATCGTGCCTGTACATGAGGACGTTCTCGCTGACGCCACCACCGACGTGTTGTCGGAGGTTTCCGCACTGGCCGGTCAGGCCATCGGCCAGAAGCTCGATCAGGCCATCATCTGGGGCGTCGGTAAGCCGGCATCGTGGACTAGTGCTGCGCTGTACTCGGCGGCTTCGACTGCTTCGCAGACTCAGGCCATCACCTCCGGTGCTGCCAACACGGCGGACATCGTGGGTGCGGTGAACACCTCGGCGAAGACCCTCGCCGGGTTGGGCTTGTTGCCCGACACTCTGCTGGCGAACTTGACGTTCCGCTACGAAATCGCCAACATCCGCGATTCCACCGGTCAGCCGATCTTCCGTGATGAGTCGTTCGCCGGCTACAACACCTCGTTCAGCCAGAACGGAACGTGGGACAACTCGCGGGCCAAGTGCCTCATCGTGGATTCCTCCCGCGTGAGGGTGGGCATCCGCCAGGACATCACCGTAAAGTTCTTGGATCAGGCCACCGTCGGTGGAATCAACCTGGCCGAAAAAGATATGGTGGCCCTGCGCTTCAAGGCCCGCTACGGGTACGTGTTGTCGACCGGTGCTACCGCGTACAGCTCGGCGCCGGTTCCGGTCGCCGCGGTCATCAACGCCGGCTCCTAACAATGGCGTATGCAACTTCGTCTGATGTGGTGGCCGCCCTCGGGCGGTCACTCACAACAGCGGAATCGGTGTCTGTCAACAATCAACTTGACCAGGCCACCGATCTCGTCGCCGCCTACTTGGGCACAGAACCGAACCCGGTTCCTGATGCTGTAAAACGGGTGGTTGCGACGATGGTTGCTGCCGTGTTTGACAAGCCTTCGATCACCATCGCTGACTATGACGCCAGCGGCTACTCCACTGCGCGGGAAGCCGCTGGCGTTCATGTCGGCATGGAATCTGCTACGACCTCGGGGCCGTGGTTGACGAATGCGTTGAAGGAACGGTTAAAGCCGTACCGGATTGCTGTTCGGTCGGTGGCTGTGACATCCGAATTCGGTTCTTGAGAAATGCCTGAGCTACGCTTTGAGGAGCGCAACGAGGGCTTCTACGATTTGCGCCAGTTGCCGGAGTTGCGGTCGTTTGTTCTGCGTGTGGCACAGGATGTCGCCGCGGGCGCTAATGAAGCCCTCGGTGACGTTGACGGCTACCCGGCTAACACTGAGCATTTCCGCGTGTCGTCCCAGCAGGGCCGCAAGAACCCGCAAGGTCGTTGGCGTGCCAACGTGGTCGCGGTGACGGCGGCGGCTCAACGCTACGAAGCGCAGCACCAACTTTTGTTGAGGCTTCTTGGCGGCGCTAAATGATGTGGCCGACGCCGCAGCCCGCGTTGAAAACGGCGCTGGCGATCCTGCGGGATGCGTTCGGTAATGTGCCGGTGTCGGCGAAAATGCCGAAACAACGGCCGCTGCGGTTCGTCCGGGTGGACGTGATCGGCGGCAGCCGTGTCGACGTTGTGACCACCAGCGCCCGGGTGCTCATTGAGTTGTTCGGCCCGGACCCGGAAACATGCGAGTCGATGTATTCCACAGCGTCGGCGGCGATGCTCAACGCCCAATCGACGGTGGTCTCAGGGGCTTTTGTGCGTTCCTGGGACGACGAGCAGGGGCCGGTGGCCCGTGCGCACCCCGATGTGATCGACATGGATCGGTGGCAATTCCACGGGGACCTTACCCTGTCGACCACGACAGCGGTCGTCACGGCCGGCTCATAACTGAATAACTAACCCTTAATTAGGCCCGTCCAACGCCTGAAAGGGGCAAACTGTCATGCCAGATTCATCCATCATCTGGGCGCCTACCCGCCCGGATTCCGGTGGTGTGTTCTTTCGTGCACCGCTGGGAACCACCCTCCCCACCAACGCCACCGCACCGCTCAACGCACTGTTTGTTGACCACGGCTGGCTCGGCGAAGAGGGCGTCACGAAGTCGACAAGTCGTGACATCACGAAGCACTACGCTTTCGGCAGTGACCTGGTGAAGACCACGCAGGGCCAGTACGCCGACAGCATCCAGCTATCGCTTCTTGAAAGCGATCCCGACGTCCTTGAGACGGTGTTCGGCCCGGGGATCACTTTGGGAACCGATGGCGCCGGCAACCGCACCATCAAGGTGGAGCACCGCTCCAAGCAGCTCCCGCGTTCGGCATTTGTCGTTCATACCGTGGACGGAAGCAAGACCCGCCGCCTGGTCATCCAGGAAGGTGCTGTTGTTGATGTCGGTGACATCATGTACGTCCACAACGATCTGCTCAAGTACACGATCACCGTGGACTGCTACAAGCCCGCCACCGGGAACAGCGAAGCGGTCATCGAGTACATCCACGACGCCGGCCACGCGGCAGGTTCGTAACCAGTCCCCCGACTGGGTGGTGACTTTGGGACGGGCCTGCCACCCAGTCGGGCTTCAAACGTTAAGGCCCGTCCGCAGCAAATCCAGGAAAGGCTCGTCCTATGAGTAAACCCATCCTCGGCGCGAAC